TGTAACTTCAGTAACTATTTCACTAATAGGCGTAACTTGTACACTTGTTACCGATGCTGCACGTCCAATACAGGATCCTAAATACTCAACCTGTGAATCATGTGGCATGTAATTGACAGCTGATTTGGGATGCAATGGCTGCTCAGTTAACACATCTACAGATAATACCTGCTTCTCAAATTGTTCAGCTGAGCCAGTTATCATCACGGATTCCATGTGACGCAATCTAGTCAAAGCGGTTGCAATTTGTGATTGCGTAATACAACCATAACAACCTTTCTTCGTACCAGTACGACCGCCCAAATGTAATCCAATAATAGAAGCAGCTTTACCATGTGAAACCAAAGTAGCACCACACATACCTTTAAAAGTATCTATAGATAAATTAGCGTAAACACCACCAGCAAATTTGCAAACACCATTACTCGTCATACAAGGACTGGTGAGACCATAAATATTCATATTCTCACCATCCTTTGATCTCCAAAGTGCTGTAAATTGCGAGGCCGGCATATTGGTTAGTGGAAACCAACGTGTCAAATCCCGAAATGAACCGCCATTTGGTGTATAACAAAGCATAAAATCAGTATTAGGTATACGAAAAGATGTACTCTTAGCCAAAGTAGTTGTAAATTTACCACCACATGATTGTGGATTATTTTTCCTGAAAGTAACAACTAAGCTACGTTCAGTAAAATAATGACTTGGTATAATTACAACATTTGACTTAAGATATAATCCGTTAACCATCATAACTTTATCTCCTGCAACCACAGAACCATAAACCAAATTACGAGAAACTACTTTCAATAAATCATCAGTGGCTGTTGTTAAACTAACTTCAGACACTGGTAAAGAACGTTGTGTAACTTTAGTCCAAGGCGATTCTTCAGCATCTCTCTTCTCAATCTGCTCAAGTGTAACAGGCTCCAAATTTGCTTGTTGTTTAAATGAGTTGTAACTCTTGTACATATAAGCACAAGCATAAATAACTGCTATGAC